AAGAATAGAACCAAATCAAAGTTTCTCTCTTGGTCGCACTTCCGAAATTACTATAGATGAATTGAAATTCTCCAAGTTTGTTGATAGACTTCGAAACAAATTTTCGGATGTTTTTGACCAAGCTCATCGTGTACAATGTGTGCTTAAAGGTATTTGTACAAATGAAGAATGGAATTTGTTCAAAGAAAATATTCATTATAGTTTTATCAAAGATAATAATTTTGCTGAATTGAAAGAAGCAGAATTAATGAATCAAAGATTGTCTTTGTTGGCCTCAGTTGATCCATATACGGGTCGGTATTTCTCACAAAAATGGATTCAACAAAATGTGTTGCGTCTAACAGATGATGAAATTACAGAAATGCAAAAAGAAATCGACAAAGAAAAAGAAGAAGGTTTAGGTTTGCCAGTTGGTGTTATGAATGACGTTGCTCAACAGCAAATGGCAGCCAACATACCACAACAACCTACACATCCAGAAGATTTGAAGGCGCAGGCTGAAATGCAACAAGCATCACAGAAAGCATCGGCGAAAAAAGAAGATGTTGAAACATCTTTTACCAGATTAAAGCGTATATTATAATTAGGAGATAATCATGGCAACAGCAAGAGAAATAGTAGATTATGCAGAAGAAGATAGCGCAAAAGAAATGCGTGATGCATTGTATTCTGCATTACAAGACAGAGTAATGTCTCATATTGAGGCGCATAAACAAGTGGTTGCACAAAATTTGATGAACCCATCAGAAGCTTCTGTTGAAGATGAAGCAATTCAACCAGCTACTTAATTTTGATATATTGGTATAAATATTATTCAAACAATAACAGGAATTACAAATGGCAAATTCATTCACGTATCAAGTAATAAAAGACACAACAGAACATGTAATTATTAAATTAACAGGATCTTTTGATGGTACAGGTCAAGAATCTAACACGATTCGTATTCAAGCAAATACATTATACGGTGCATTAGATAGTTCTAAAGGTAATCTATTAGTATCAACAGCAAATACAGGTGCTCTTTCATATTATGGATTGGCATTGAATCGTTTGTGGTATGATTGTGGTGCTGGTGGTGATGTTCAATTATTTTGGAATGCAAGCACGCCACTACCATTAATTATTATGAACGGTAACGGAGAATACGATGGCATGGGTAATTGGACTACGATTCCAAACAATACAGCCAACACAGCGGGTAGTAAAGGTGATATCGGTATTATAACCCGTGGCATGGCGGCAAACGATTCGTACACTATGGTTATTGAGTTGCGTAAAGATAATCAACATTATCAACGTGGACAGTTTAACGATCCAGCTGCATTTAATTATCCTCCATACTCAATACGGTAAATAAGGAAACATAATGAAACTAATTAAAGAAATTACCGAATCAGTAAACTATTTGGTGGAAGAAAAAGATGGAAAGAAAACTCTTTTCATTGAAGGTCCATTTCTAGTTTCTGAAAGAGTTAACAAAAACGGCCGCATGTACAAAGAAGAAACCATGCGTAAAGAAGTTGGTCGTTATGTAAACGAATATGTTGAAAAAAATCGTGCCTTTGGTGAACTGGGACATCCAGACACCCCATCTATCAATCTGGACCGTGTATCTCACATTATTGTGGGATTGCGTCAAGAAGGAACCGATTGGATAGGCAAAGCTAAAATTCTTGAAACACCAATGGGTAACATTGCAAGAAGTCTTATCGAAGGTGGCGCACAACTAGGTGTGTCTTCCCGTGGTATGGGTTCTCTCAAAGCTATCAATGGCGTTAATATAGTTCAAGATGACTTTCATCTGGCCACAGCGGCAGATATTGTAGCAGACCCTTCTGCGCCTGGTGCTTTTGTACAAGGTATTATGGAAGGTAAAGAGTGGATGATGGTAAACGGATCATGGACTGAGGTTCAGTACGAAGAAGCTAAGAGAGAAATCAAACAAGCTTCTAGTAAAGACATTGAACGTGTGAGTTTAAAAATATTCGAAAACTTCATCAAAAAACTTTAATTATAAATATCCAATATAAAATCAAGGAGATTCTCAAAATGGGAAAATTTAATCTGACAGACGCCGCTAAATCAATTCTTACAGAAGGTGCAAAAGAAAATCTTGAAGCTTCTGTAGCTCGTGGGCACAAAGAAGGTTCATCTAAATTACCTACATCTGTTGCCTATGGCATGAAAGATGCTGGTCAAGTTGCTGGTGAAATCAAGAAACAAGATGACGAAACTGGTGATTACACCAAAGGTGTTCCAACAGCTACACCTCCTGGCGCAACACCACCTGTTGGTTCACAACCTGGTGGCAAACTATCTGGTCCTGCCGACTCAGAAGGTTCTGAATACAAGGCCGTTCAAGCAGCCGCAACAGACTATTCTGCCATTCGTGATAGAATCAAGGCTAAACTTGCAACACAAATGATGCAATCAAATCCAGGTGCAACATTCCATGCGGTACCAGAAGAAGTAGAAACAGAAGAAGAAGTTGTTGCTGAAGAAAAAGGTGAAGGTCATGAAGACGCAGCCGAAGACAAAGCAATGATTAAAAAAATGATGAAAAAACAGAAAATGAAAGAACAAATGGACCAAGATGTTGGTGCATTACTTTCAGGTGAAAATTTGTCCGAAGAATTCAAAACAAAAGCAACCACAATTTTTGAAGCAGCCGTTATTGCTCGTTCACAAGCTATTTTGGAAGAAGTTGAAGAAGCAATGTACGAAGAATTTGAAGTTTCAGTTGAAGAAGTTAAAGAAGATTTGTCTAAGAAATTGGATGATTACATTAACTATATGGCTGAAGAATGGTTCAAAGAAAACCAATTGGCAATCGAAAAAGGTCTACGTGCCGAAATCGTTGAAGATTTTATCCGTGGCATGAAGTCGTTGTTCGAAGAACACTATATTGACATTCCAGAAGAAAAAGTAAACGTTGTCGAAGAATTGACCGACAAAGTTGAAGAACTGGAAGACTCATTAAACGAACAGATTCAGTCTGCCGTTCAAATGAAGAAACAAATTAACGAATACAAAAAAACAGAGGCTATACATGCAGTATGTGAGGGCCTAACGCAGACACAAGTGGAAAAATTAAAATCACTCGCAGAGAGTGTTGAGTTTACCACAGAACAAGAATTCGGTCGCAAGTTGGAAACATTGGTAGATTCATACTTCCAATCTCCAATTAAAGCAATTGAAAGTTCTGCTCTACACGAAGCTGTTGAAGTTGAGGATGAAAAGAAGCCATCGGCTACTATTGATCCTGCAATTGCACAATACGCACAAACAATCTCTAAATCATTGGTTAAATAAATAAACTTTACCAATAAAAGATACTTACAAGGAGAACACTAAATGTATCTAAGCGAAGAATTACAAAAAAAATGGGCACCTGTGCTTGAGCACGAAGGCCTAGAGTCCATCAAAGACCCATACAAGAAAGCTGTTACAGCACTTGTTTTGGAAAATCAACAACGTGAAATGGCAGCTGCTCACTCACAGTTGAACGAAACAGCAGTTTCATCTGCTCCACTAAACGTTACAGGTTCTGGCATTTCTAACTACGATCCAATCTTGATTAGCTTGGTTCGCCGTGCATTGCCTAATTTGATTGCTTATGATGTTGCAGGCGTTCAACCAATGACAGGCCCAACAGGTTTGATCTTTGCAATGCGTGCTCGTTACGATGCACAATCAGGTGGTCCATCAAACGCAAACGAAGCATTCTTCAACGAAGCAAATACAGAATTCTCTGGTGCATTGTCTACATCTAACCCATACGGTTTCCGTGGCAACAACGCAACAGACATTCGTACAAGTCCTGTTGCAGACTTGACTGCTAATTCATACACAACTGGTATTGGCATGACAACAGCAACCGCTGAAGCTTTAGGTGCTGACACAGATAGTCCTTTCAAACAAATGGCATTCTCAATTGAGAAAGTTACTGTTACTGCACAAAGCCGTGCGTTGAAAGCTGAATACTCTCTAGAACTTGCACAAGACTTGAAGGCAATTCATGGCTTGGACGCAGAAACAGAATTGTCAAATATTTTGTCTACAGAGATTCTTTCTGAAATCAACCGTGAAGTTATTCGTACAATCTATACAACTGCTGTTGCAGGTGCTCAATACGGTACTACAACTGCTGGTGCATTTGACTTGGACACAGACTCTAACGGTCGTTGGTCAGTTGAACGTTTCAAAGGTTTGATCTTCCAAATCGAGCGTGATGCTAACGTTATTGCAAAACAAACTCGTCGTGGCAAAGGTAACGTGATGATCGTATCATCTGACGTTGCTTCCGCAATGGCAATGGCTGGTGTACTACAATACACACCTGCTCTACAAGCTGACTTGCAAGTTGACGATACAGGTAACACATTTGCTGGTTTGTTGCACGGTCGCATCAAGGTCTATATCGACCCATACTTCGGTGGTTATACATCTAACCAAGAGTTGGTTACAGTTGGTTACAAAGGTACTTCACCTTATGATGCTGGATTGTTCTATTGCCCATACGTTCCGCTACAAATGGTTCGTGCAATTGACCAGTACACATTTCAACCAAAAATTGGATTCAAGACACGTTACGGCATGGTTGCAAACCCATTCGCAAACGGTCTTACATCTGGTAACGGTGCATTGAACCCACGTACAAACGTTTACTATCGCATTTTTGCAGTTAGAAACTTAATGTAAGATAGAGTCACCGTTAAGAGTGACCTTTAAAGACCACCTTCGGGTGGTCTTTTTTTTGGCTCCTAAATAGTGTATAGAGGAGATAAAATGTCTGCAATAACCAGAGCACCACAAAATACAAATTTACTTCAACCCACTAAATTCTTATTGTCATTTGATAGAATTAGAACCACACAGTATTTTTGTCAATCCGTTAATTTACCTGGAGTTTCTTTAGGTGAGGTTAACAGAGCAACTCCATTTTTAGATATGTTTTCACCAGGAACTAAATTGACATATTCTCCACTTAATGTTGAGTTTTTAGTTGATGAAGAATTACAATCATGGAAAAATATATATGATTGGTTTCTTTCGATTGCCGATCCGGACGGTTTTGAAAAACGTGATGGCAGTAAAGAACTTCAAACTATAAAACATTTTTCAGACGCAACATTGACTATTTTAACTGGATTAAACAATCCAATATTAAGAGTACAATACACAAATTTATTCCCGTTGAGTATAAATGATATTCAATTTAATACTACGCAATCAGCAGATACAATAATAACTGCAACAGCAACATTTAGGTATCAATCATACAAATACTTGACAGTTTAATACTTTTGTGATATAATGTTTTGATTATGGCAATTATGAATAACTATGGAAACACTTGAACAAGTCTTAAAAATGTGGGAATCGGATGCAATTATTGACCAGACCGAACCTAGTAAAGAACTATTAAAAATACCCGTATATCATAGTAAGTATCTTGGTGTTCTTACTAAACATAAAATCGCATCAAAGAAAGCACACTTTGATTATCTACGTATGCGTAAAGTAAAATGGGAATATTTTACTGGCAAAATGTCCGAAGACGAATTGGAACAATATGGTTGGGAACCATTTCAATTTGCTCTTAAATCGGATATCAATACTTACCTAGAAGCAGACAAAGACCTTATCAAGTTACTTGAGAAGAAGGTTTACCACGAAGAAGTAACATCAGTAGTCGAATCGATTATGGCCGAATTGAAACAAAGAACTTGGCAGTTGAGGGACTTTATATCATGGGAGAAATTTGTTGGTGGACAGTAAAACACAAAAAAATAGAGATCGTAGAGCTCGTAGAAACCATAGAGATAGACAAAATACCAGAATAAATTTTGGTAAATACAAAGGTTTCTATTTCAAAGATGTTCCAACAGATTATTTGGAATGGGCAGCCAAACATTGGGTTGAATCACAATATAAACCAATATTAATAATGGTAGTTGAAGAAATTGAATACAGATATTTTAATAATTAAAAAAAATGAAGTGTTCGCCAAAGTGGAATGCGAACGCCACGTTGCACGGGAACTATCAGAGTACTTCACATTCTTTGTACCTGGTTATCAGTTCGTTCCAGCCTATCGGAATCGAATTTGGGATGGCAAGATTCGCCTATACAATCTACAGACTAGTCAATTATATCTTGGACTGGTTCCATATCTTATTGAATTTTGTGATGAACGTGAATATACATACTCACACGACCTGATTGAAGATGAATATTCTGTGTATCATGCTCACAAATTTTTTGATACCTTGAATCTACATTCACAAAATAAATCAATTAGTGTCAGAGAACACCAACAAAATGCATTTATTGAAGCCGTGCAAAAAAGGAGAGTTTTATTATTATCTCCGACCGCTTCAGGTAAATCACTTATTATATACTTGTTGTTTAGACAATTGTTGCAATATCAACAATTAAAAGGGTTAATCATTGTTCCAACAACATCTTTGGTTGAACAATTATATTCCGATTTTGCTGACTATTCGACAGAGAATGGTTTTAATGTGGAAGAAAATGTACACAGAATTTATCAAGGTAAAGATAAATTAACGGATAAGAATCTAACAATCTCTACATGGCAATCATTGTACAAATTACCGCCAGAATATTTTCATCAGTTTCAATATGTGATTGGTGATGAGGCACACCTATTCAAAGCACAATCATTAACATCAATACTAACATCCTGTGTTAATGCAAAGTATAGAATTGGATTGACTGGTACGTTAGATGGCACCAAAACACATAAATTGGTACTGGAAGGTTTGTTTGGACCAACCAAAAAAGTCATATCAACCAAAGAGTTAATTGACAAAAAACAATTATCAGCATTTAATATAAAGTGTTTAGTACTAAAACATTCAGAAGAAGTTTGTAAAGAAATGAAAGATAAGTCATATCCAGATGAATTAAAGTATTTGATTGAGTCTGAAAATAGAAATCGATTTATTCGTAATTTGGCAATCAGTCTAGATAAAAACACATTAGTTCTTTTTCAAATGAAAAAACATGGTCGTGCATTATACGAAATGATTAAAGAAAAAGCAAATGAACGTAAGGTATTTTTTGTTGACGGTGATGTTGAAACGGAAGTTAGAGAAGAAATACGTAAAATTATGGAGATAGAAGAAAATGCAATCTTTGTGGCTTCGTTTGGTACAACTAGTACAGGCACAAATATTAGAAATCTTCACAATATAATATTCACATCACCTTCAAAATCTAGAGTTAGAAACCTACAATCTATTGGTCGTGGTTTAAGACAGAATGAAGGCAAAGAAATGGCCATACTTTATGATATTGCGGATGATTTAAGAATCAAAAAACACACAAACTTTACACTCCAACATTTTGTAGAAAGAGTACAGATATATAATGAGGAGAAGTTTCCTTTTAAAATCTATAACATAGGACTCAAAAATGGCAATTAAAATAGTAAGATTTAAAGACGGTCTAGACGTTATATGTAATTGTGAATCTATATCAGATGATATAGTAGAAATTATTGATCCAATGTTATTTGAGATACGTGGTGTCAATTTGATGTTACAAGTTTGGTTACCAATGGCTGTTATTAAACATAATAGTGTAATGATTGGTATGGAAAATATTCTTTGTGTAATGGATCCTACTGAGGATTTTGAAGAATACTATATGAATACAGTAACTAAATTAAGTGAAGAATCTAAAAAAGAAAGAGAAGTGGTACTTACAGACGAAGTACTCTCCGCTTTTGAGGAAAAGGAATCTAGAAAGAATTCCTTAATACATTAATATATTAATATCATCCGGGGTACACCGTGGACTTTAACACATGTCAAGCCCTTTGTCAACAACTTTTTATGGTACATTTGAATGACTAAACAGAAACATTATATAAACAATCAAGATTTCCTAAAGGCACTGGTAGATTACAAAACCAGATGTACAGAAGCCGAAACTTCCAACAAACCAAGACCAAGTATTCCAAATTACATTGGTGAATGTTGGATGAAAATTGCCGAAGGACTGTCACACAAACCAAACTTTATCAATTATACTTACCGAGATGAAATGGTTTCAGATGGTATTGAAAATTGTTTGATGTATTTTGAAAATTTTGATCCAACAAAGTCTTCCAATCCATTTGCATATTTTACTCAAATCATTTACTTTGCATTTTTAAGACGCATACAAAAAGAAAAGAAACAATTGTATGTCAAGTATAAAGCCACAGAGATGTATGGTATTTTGGATGAGTTTGAGATGTTAGAGGGTGAAGATGGTTCAAGTAGACAATTTGAACTGTATGACAACATAGCTGAATTTATTGGTAACTATGAGGACTCTAAGAAGGCAAAGAAAGCCGAAAAAGATGCGGCAAAGAAACCAAAAGGGCTTGAAAAATTTATTGAGGAGTGATATAATGAAAACTTATGGTGAATTTTTGCCAGGTTTAAAAGTTATTACACATCGTAAATTTAATGATGAACGTGGTAATTTCTGTGAGCTTTGGAAAATAAATGATGATGGTATGAAAGGTGACTTTAGGCAACTCAATATTGCAACATCTGTTTATAATGTGTTACGTGGTATGCATAGACAAAACCAAACAAAGATTGTTATGCCAGTATATGGCCAAATATTCGATGTTGCATTAGAACCAGAAACTGGTAAATGGTTTGGCATTGACTTGGATGAGAATACATCTTTATCAATACCACCTCAATATGCACATGGATATTTGGTTATGTCTGAAAAAGCAATAGTGCAATATGTTGTTGATGCACCATATAACAAACAAGAAGAAGAAAACTTTAAATGGAATGGTTATAATATTGAATGGCCAACTAAAGAAACACCTATATTATCTTTGAAGGATTTATAATGAAAATTGGTTTTAATTGTAGTACATTGGATTTATTCCATGCAGGTCATGTTACAATGTTAAAGATTGAAAAACAACATTGTGACTATTTGATAGTGGCAGTACAATCTGATCCAACTATTGATAGGCCAGATAGTAAAAACAAACCAGTACAATCTTTGTACGAAAGGTTTGTTCAAGTATCTGCCTGTAAGTATGTTGACGAGGTATTGGTATATGAAACAGAAGAAGATTTGGAAAACATTTTCAAAACACAAACTATTCATATTCGGTTTTTAGGTGATGAGTATAAATCAAAACCTTTTACCGCAAAACAATATTGTCTAGATAATGGTATAGAATTGTTCTTCCATGAGAGACAACATCCATACAGTAGTTCTAAATTAAGACAAAGAGTTTATGAAGCTGAAGTTGAACGATTAAAAAAATTAAATATGGAATATGATGCATGTCAAAAGTAGCAATAATTACTGACCAACATTTTGGAGCCCGTAATGATTCCACACATTTCTTGGATTTCTATGAAAAATTTTATGACGAGATATTCTTTCCTAATCTACAGGCTGCCGGAATTAGCACTGTTCTTATTCTTGGTGATACTTTTGATAGAAGAAAGTATGTGAATTTTTATTCACTCAAACGAACAAAAGAAATGTTCTTTGATGAATTAGTAAAACGTAATATTCAAGTGTATATGCTGGCAGGTAATCATGATACGTATTTTAAAAATACGAATGAAGTGAACTCTGTTGAATTGCTATTGCGTGAATATGAAAATATCACAGTCATCGATTCACCACAAACAATCCATTTAAACTATGAAGATGTTAATTACGATATCTGTATGATCCCATGGATATGTGCAGATAATTATGAACAGACATTACA